GATCTATCCTGATTGTATTGAAGCTGGCATGGAGTTACTTCACGGTGCTCCTGTCATGCGACATCGTCAAGTGTGGATTAATCAAATGACACCGTTTGTTGATAAGAGGTTCATGCTTGATCTGACATTGTTGGATCAAGCAAAGGCGCTTTATGTGGCTGAAGTAAATGCCATGTTAACGCCCAAGCAATTGTCGTACATTCGGATTCTTTCTGATGAAGAAGCGTTGAATGGAATTGATGGAGTTAATTTCATCGACAAAATACCCCGGAAAACTTCAGCAGGTTTCCCATACTGTCGTTCCAAGATGAATTTCTTGACTATTGATGAGAATGGGATAGCCGAGGCGGATGAAGTGATTTGGGATGAAGTGAGAGAGATTGAGTCTCTGTATCAAAAGGGAGAGAGAGCTTTTCCCATTTTTATGGGTTGTTTGAAGGATGAACCAATAGCATTTCGCAAGATCCAGGATTTTAAGACACGAATGTTTACTGGAAGTCCTATGGCCTTCTCCCTGGTGTTCCGTAGATTCTATCTCTCATTGAATGCGTTAATTCAAAATAACAATGAACTTTTTGAAAGTTATCCTGGGACCAATGCTCTTGGTCCAGATTGGGAAAACTTGCACACTTACTTGACCCAATTTGGGAAGGACAGAATGTGTGCTGGTGATTACCAAGCTTTTGACAAGAACATGTCAGCTGCAGTTATTCTTGCCGCCTTTGACATTTTGATTGACATTGCCAGACGAGCTGGTTTTACTGATGAACAATTGCTGATTATGCAAGCTATTGCTCATGATGTCGCCTTCCCTGTTGTGAATGTGGACGGAGACATTATGATGGTCTTTGGAATGAACCCTAGTGGACATCCATTGACTGTTATCATTAATTGTTTAGTTAATTGTTTGTACTTGCGCATGGCTTATGTGCATTTGCATCCAGATCGTCAAAGTTTCAAGAAGGATGTTGCGCTTGCAACATATGGTGATGACAATATATTCGGGGTTTCTCCTGAATGTGATTTGAACCATACTGTGTTGGCTGGATTTTTAGCCACACAGGGAATCGTTTATACAATGGCTGATAAGACAGCTGAATCTGTCCCATTCGTTCATATTGATGATACCACTTTCTTGAAGCGTAGTTTTGTACTCGATTCAGACATTGGGCATATCGTAGGTCCTCTTGAGAGGAAATCTTTTAATAAGATGTTGATGCTTACGATTCCATCATCTGCTGTCTCCATGGAGGCACAGATAGCTCAAACCATTTATACAGCCAACAGAGAATACTTCCTTCATGGGAAGAGCGTTTTTGAACAGCAAAATGCTTGGTTGTCTGGTTTGATGGAGAAACATGAACTATTTCAGTATTTACCTCATGCTGAACTCCCTGGTTGGAATTCATTGCGAAATGAATATCTTGGCCAGTTCGGAGAAGTTCAAGATTTAGAGGAAGTCCTTTATGCAGAGATGCAGGGGGGATGTCATTCTGTGGACGAAATTCCACGGGATGTTGTACATGTTTCATTTGATTGTGTTTATGATTGTTTGCATTGTGGTCATTCTGACTGCTCATACCTGGATACTCATCCTATTTTATGTCGTCGATGTTTACATTGCCGTCCTGATCATGTGATTAAGG